GCTTTCCTTTTGCCCGGAAAGCGAGGTGCAGCGTGCCAAAGAAACCAAAACGCCCCTGCTCCTACCCCGGCTGTCCAAACCTCACGGACGGGCAGTACTGCGAGGAACATGAAGCTGCTGCCCGGAAACGGTACAACAAGTACGGACGCCCCGCTGACAGCAACAAGAAGTACGGCAGGGCTTGGAAACGAATCCGTGACCGCTATGCTGCGGCGCATCCTTTGTGTGAGCTGTGTCTGAAGGAAGGACGGCTGACTCCCGTGGAGGAAGTCCATCACATTGTTCCTCTATCACAAGGCGGGACGCATCGGAATGACAATCTGATGTCCCTCTGCCAGTCCTGCCACACAAAGCTGCATCATGAGCTTGGCGACCGGTGACCGTGGGGCGGTCAAAATCTCCGGGACCTGCATGAGCGGACAGCGGCCTGGGGCTTCGTGCGCGAAAAAGGCGAAATCAAAAGGGTAATTAAGGGCGGCCGGCTGCGGCTGCTTTATTTTTCGAGGAAAGGGGTGAGAAAATGCCGACAAAATCCAATAACACAGGCGGGCGCGGCGGCGCGAGACCCGGTGCGGGAAGGAAGAAATCCGCTGTCAGGGAGAAAGCCGAGAACGGCAATCCGGGCGGGCGCAGATTGGAAGTGCTGGATATTCCCGAAGTCGAGGGTGTCGATATGCCAAAGCCCCATGAGTTTTTATCCGCCGAGCAGCGTGACGGGAGTACGCTCCAGGCGGAAGAAATCTACACAGAAACCTGGGAGTGGTTAAAGAAGGTGGGCTGCGCGGCGAAGGTGTCTCCCCAGCTATTGGAGCGGTACGCCATGTGCAGCGCCCGCTGGATTCAGTGCGAGGAGATGACCAACCGCATGGGCTTCCTCTCCAAGCACCCGACCACCCAGAAGCCGATCCCGTCCCCGTTCATCAACATCGGCATTAATTACATGAACCAGGCGGTGCGGCTCTGGAACGAGATCTTCCAGATCGTGAAGGAAAACTGCAGCACCGATTACGGGGAGGTTTCTCCCCAGGACGATCTGATGGAGCGATTGCTCCGTGCAAGGAAGGGGTGAAGCCATGTTTGAGAAAGTAAATCCGTGCCACCCGGATAAGGTGGCGGACCGTATCGCCGGCGCTCTGGTGGATACGGCGTACAGAAAAGAAGAAAATCCCAGGATTGCTGTGGAGGTTCTCATCGGCCACGGTGTCTGCCACATCATCGCGGAGAGTTCCGTACACATCCCGCTGGATGAGGTGGATGCCATTGTGAAGCGTATCGGCGGG